TTTGTTAACATGTGTTTCTATATCTACTTCATCATGCAAACCAAGTTCATCTTGATTAGTATGATTAACTAATCTATATACAACGTGAGGATTATATTCTTCTATTTTTTTATCTCTAATTTTAAAATCTTTATTATAGATTGAGTTATTATCATCTTGTAATATTTTAGGTATATTGACAGATGGATTTTGATTCATTTGGCTACTAGAAATATTTAGAACATTATAATTTGTTTGTATAGCCCCTTTAAGAAGCATTTCAAGAGTATCATTTGTATTCTTATAATTTAATTCTTTTATGTTTACTAATTTTGCTAACTCTCCAGGATTAGCATTTTGATTTGTAGAATACACAAAGGGTATATCATTTAAAGGATCTGTTTCTAATATTGTAGAAAGAGATTTCATTGTAATATCTTGACTTTTTAATGATGCATAGACAAAATATGGGAATCCCATAGTATCAGATGCTCTTTGTCTTATAGTTTCTATTATAGCTAATGGAGAAATATATGGTGAGACATAAGAAAAAGAAGCTTCTCTCGGTAACCTTCCTACTGTTTTTATATTTCTTTCGAATTCACTGACTAACACATTATTAATAATTTGAGCAGGTGTTCCTCTGAAGCCACGTGAGACCTTCTTAAGTATATCCAGTACAAAAATATCTTCAGCCAGATAGAAGAAATATCCTTTACCTGCATTATCACCTAATTTTACTTCAGCTTCAGTTCGAGTTATATAAAAATCTTTTGTATATGTAAATCCATAATCGTCATTTACTAATTCAATAGTTATTAATTCTGTACCTGTAAGCTTTAGATTTTCTATAAGTGTTTCTGTATCTGCAATGAGAATACGTGCTGTCAAATACGGTACCTTCACAGATTCATATATGTGAAGCTCTAGTGCACCGGCAGTAAAATCTACTTCTTGTCCTTTATCAGGTTTTTTCAATATAACTGATTGAAACCTGAATTGAGACGACTCTGTTTGTGCCATTATGATCTCATTGCTAAGTCAAACGCTGTTTGAACCTGTTGAACAGTTTCAGGTTTGAGTACTTTAATTTCTTTTAATTTATCGTTTTGTTTTATAAATCTCTCATAAAATGTAACAGGAGTATAACTTGATGGTATATTAAAAAGATCGAGTGTCAAAGGATTAATATCAATATACTTGCCATTTGCATCTTCATAATGATGTACAGCGTCATATTGATAACCAGTTTTCTTTGCAATTACTGTTTCGGCTAAGATACCTAAACCTGCTTCAACTAACTCATCACGTTTAAATTGCGTGCTCGACTCGATTATAATAGTTCCTGTGGTTGGTATAGTTTGAATAATTTTACCGCCGGCGCCTGTCGTTTTACCTGTTGCTATTGCTCCAACTTTAAATTCTCCCTTAAACCAATTATCGTTTGTAGTTACAAATTGATGTGGATAATATTTAGGTACTCTTTCTGAAACTTCATGAGATGACAATGGCCAACCCTGTTCTCTAAGATCGTCGTTCATTAAAAAGAATGTCCAGTAATATTTCATATCACCATATAATTTGTATGATAACTGATCTGGTCTGTCTCCATCAAGTATTGTATAGTCCATGTACATAGAAAGATCATCTTTAACCTGTTCTACAACATCAACATATGCGTTTAATTGTTGGAATCTTACAGCCTTTTCATTGTTACCAAATTTATATGCAACAACTGGAAAGTCTTTAAAATAGTTACCACTCATTTCTTAAATCTACCTCTACTAATGGTTCTACGGTACGTGTATCATGCCAATCGCTTTGGTCAGTATTGAATGTACGAGTAGTTGTTTCTTTTTGTAAATATCCATTGTGCACTCTAAACGTAATTAATTCTTGTTTAATTACACCATCTGGATCAGTATTAAATGCACTTACAAATGGACCATCAAAATCTCTTTTCATTATCTAATTCCTCTATAATTTGGATATGTTTCATAATCTATGTCAGCGTTTTCACGTCCTAATATTTCTTGACGCTCATGTACGACATCTGCTTTATTACGTGTTCTATATTCGTTAAACTTTAACACTATATCTACCTGACTAAAATGTCCACCTTCATGAAATGCTTGTGCATTAGAGTTGTATGTGACTTGCACATCTTGCAGTGTACATGGTAAAAACTTTGTCATTATTTGTTTATAGTTTTGACCATATGTAGCATGTATCTGAAACATCTTAGGAAATTTATAACCGTAAGCAACTTGTCCAATACCAATCTCGTCTGGCATCATTTCAGTTTGAAAGAAATAAATGATTTGTTGTATCATTCTACTTTCTCTCTCACTCTCTGGTATCATTGTAAATGAAAAACTAAATTCTCTTGGAGTAACTTGTCTAAATAAACTTCTTGTATTAGGATTTGCTGCAACTCTTGTTACAGATGAAATACCTTGGGCCGCCGCTTCACTTACTCTACCAGATAAACGTTGTGCAATTAGTGCACCATAATCTCTACCAAATGGATTTTCACTTCTCAATGAATCTCTCAATCCACCAATTCCAGCTCCAACACCTTTAATTAATGCATCAGCTACTGAACTACCTTGACCAACTGCAGCTGCGGTCGCTGAACCAATAACACCTAAGTTTACATTTTCGTATGCTACGTTATTGTTAAGTGCAACAGCCTGTGGTAGATATAAAACTACTGATCTTCGTTGATCTGCGGCCGTCGGAATAGGATCTTTACCTACTCGTTTAATAGTTTCTAGTCTTTTTTTGTTATCATCTGTTTTTATGCTATCTAATTCAGCACTATCAAAAAGACCACCTGTCGCTTGTGTTAAAGTATCTTTTAATCCTGTCTTAACTATGTTACCAAAAGATTCAACTGTAACAGGATCTATTGTAATAGTCTGAAAGTGCAATGCTGCTTTATATTTAGAATCTGATGTATCAGAGCTAATGCCCATAGGAAATTCCATGATACTGGTGTAAGGCAGTGTTTCTACGCTGATATGATCATAGTTATGTGGCATGTGATATCCTATAAATAAAAATTTGTCATCACTATTTATAACGATTTTTATGGCTTATTCTGGAAAATACAAACCTAAGAACCCAAAGAAGTACAAAGGCGACTTTACTAACATAGTCTATAGGTCTATGTGGGAAAAATATTGCTTCAAATGGTGTGACGAAAACTCTGAAGTAAAGTCTTGGTCTAGTGAAGAAACTGTAATTCCATATCTGTACGAAGTAGATAAGAAATATCACAGATATTTTATGGATCTTAAGATAACATATAAGTCAGGTCAGACTATTCTTGTCGAAATAAAGCCATCTAATCAGACCGTTCCTCCCGTGTACCCGGGTAAGAGGACTAAGAGATACATATCAGAAGGTCTAACATATGTAAAAAATCAGAATAAATGGAAGGCTGCACAAAACTTTGCTGCCGATCGTGGATATGGATTTCAAATATGGACTGAACATACTCTTGAAAAGATGGGCATACTACCTAAATCAACTAAGCCTCTTAAGCCATATAAACGTAAAAAACGTGTATAAATAGGTGCATGAGCAATGTATTCCAAAAATTAGAACTGCAAGCCTTCAGAGCTGGTATTAATCCTCGTACAGATGAAAGTCGCGAGTGGTTCCGTCGTAAGGCACAACAATTAACAAATATTAATCGTGAAGCACTCATGAAAGAAGATGGTATCAAGTCACGCAGCAATACTGTGACTGGTAAAATGTATATGTTCTTTTATGATCCAAAGACAAAGCAAACGTTACCGTACTACGATAAGTTTCCAGTAATATTTGTAATAGACAAAGCAGAAGGTGGATTCTATGGTTTGAATTTACATTATTTACCACCCATACTTAGAATGAAAATGCTTGATGGTTTGCTCCAATATAAAAGTAATTCAAAGTACGATGAGACAACACGCATAAGAATGTCATATGCTCAGTTAAAACGTACATCAAAATTAAGTTATTATAAACCTGCATTTAAACATTATCTTGCAGCTCATGTAAAAAGTCAGTTTGCAGAAATCACTGCTCCAGAATGGGAGATAGCTGCATTTCTACCAACTGCACAATGGGCTAAAGGAAGTGCATCAAAAGTTTATAGCGATTCGCGAAGGATGCTACGATGAGTTCAATAGATGAGTTAAAGTCTCTTATATCTTCAAAGGGTGGAGTTGCTATGAACAATCAGTTCATGGTAAAGTTACCAGAGATGCCATTCTCTACATCAAGAGATTTAAATATTTTATGTAGAAATGTTATATTACCTGGAAGACAAATATTAACTAGTGATCGAATTGTTGGTCCAAAGGCCACTAAGGTTGCATATGGTTTTGCGCATGACGAATGTTCTATGACATTCCAAGTACTCAATGATTATGGAGTTAAAAAATACTTCGAGCATTGGCAAAACATGGTATTTAATCAAGGTACTTTTGAAGCTGGTTACAAAAAAGGATGGGGCGGATACGGCAAAGATATTCAAATCATGCAATTGAAAAAAGGTTTTACAATGCCTATTTTCAAAAAAGAAATTCCATTACCACCCGGAATACCTCCTGAGATAAGAAATAGATTACCAAAGTTCGGTCCTATCGATTTCTCACAAGGAGAAATATCATTTGATTTATTTAAACGTCAAAATGTAGTATATGAGTGCACATTATTACATGCATATCCTACAACAATGACTGAAATACAATTGAATAACGAAGCTAACGGTCTTGTAGAGATTACAATTTCTTTTGCATACGATAATTGGAAATCGGCTTTATACTACAATGATCCTTCTTCGTTGAAAGAAATAGTCATGGCTGGACTAATAAATAAGGTCGTGAATAAGTTTAATTAATGAGGTTATATTATGGCACTGCCAAAACTGAATGATACGCCTAAGTATAGTGTAGACGTACCATCGATGAAAAAGACGGTTAGGTTCCGGCCGTTTCTTGTAAAAGAAGAAAAGGTTCTACTCTTGGCCATGGAATCAAATGAAGAGGATCACATTCTTCATGCGATAATGGATACGATTGGATCGTGTGTTGTTGATGATCTCGACATTAAAAAGTTAACAACTTATGATATAGAGTATTTGTTTACAAAGATACGTGGCAAGTCAGTAGGTGAGACAACAACAGTTAATATAGCATGCGAAGCATGTGAAACAAATAATGAAGTCATGATACCTTTAGATGATATAAAGGTTGTAGACGATGGAGAAATAAATCCTGAGATTGAATTAATGCCTAACATGATTCTCGAGATGAGGCATCCATCATATCATGAACTATACAATGATCCAGAAATTAAAGACGGTGCAACAGCAGCACAAACTTTTGCTATGATCAGACACTGCATGAAAAGTCTTAAGACCGAAGAAGAGAATATTAATCTTCAGGCCGAAGATGTTAAATCAGTTGATGAGTTTATTGAAAGTATGAACACAGAACAATTTGAATTGGTCCGAGAGTTTGTTGAAAACATTCCGACTATGAAACACAATGTAGAATTTGATTGTTCGTGTGGCCATAAGAATAATATAGAATTGAAAGGTATGCAATCTTTTTTCTAGTATGTCTATCTCATACGAACCTGATGGATTACTATAATACGGTTTTTCAGTTGATGCAACATCATAAGTATTCACTGAGTGAGATAGACCTAATGATACCCTGGGAAAAAGAAGTTTATGTAAGCATGCTTATTGAGTTTATAAAAGAAGAACAAGATAAAGCAAGAAGAGAAGGCTATGGCTAAAACACAAGGCGGCGGTAAAACTGGTTCAATCGATACTATGATCGAATTGCTACGGTTTAATAATAATGAAACACGTAAGCAAACAAGTGCAATCAGACAATTTATAGATGCCGCAAACCGTAATGAAATGGTATCTGGCAAAGAAGCTCTAGAAACTGCGGCCGAATCAAAAGCCGCTCCAGCAGCTGCTGGTCGTTTTCGTATAGGTGGAATGATGAGTGCGGCAGGTAAAGGTGTGCTTGGCGCTGCTACTTCTCCATTTCGTGGTATGGCAAAAATGCTTGGATTACTTCTCACTCCATTATCAATGGCTGTAGGTCCTTTAATGACTACACTAAAACCATTAGTCAAACTATTAAAAGTCGGCGGTCCGATTGGTTTACTATTCGGTGCAATGTATGCTATGTTTAGAGACATAGGTGAGAATGAAAAATTCAGTGCAACTATAACTACAATTAAAGATACATTTAATAATAATATATTACCTACATTTAATGCAATTAAAGAAAATGTTAATGCCCTCCTTGGTATGGAAGCAGTCGGAACAACATTTACATCAATAGGTGATTGGTTTACAAATTTTAAAACACAGATTCAAGACTTTGTATTAGAAAACCTTGCTAATATCACAGAAACAATTTCAGGCGTGCTAACAGGAATCAATGAGTTATTAATAGGTGATTGGAAAGCTGGTATATCTACAATAGGTACATCATTATTTAACGGTATTAAAAATTTCTTTGATAGCGCCATAACAAATATTTTAGAAATGTTTGGAGCTGATTTTGGAGAAAGCGGATCTTTTTTAGGGTCTATAGGCGGTATGATCGATACCGCACTTGTTAAGATGATAGGTGTATGGAATGGATTTACTACTGGTCTAAAAGACAAATGGGAAGGATTAGTTAACTTCTTTATAGGTGATGACGGCTATATTAAGTCAACTATTACTTCATTAAAAATTGGTATTACAACTAGATGGAATGCATTTACCGGTAGTATTACAGATACATGGAATGCTATTACTGATACATTAACTGTTGATATACCTGCAAAAATAAGTGATTTAAAAGATGGAATGATAGATGCATGGAATAATGTATCTGGTAGTATCATGGGTGCACTCGGCCGTGTCAAGTTATGGTTTGAAACAAAACCACTTGAATTAGGCATGATGCTAGAAAAGAATTTTATAGAAACTAAAGGCGCATTCATGGAAAAGCTTGCATCATTTGCAGGTATGATTACAACAATACCTAGTAGATTAAAGCTTGCTCTTCTTGAATCACTCAAAGGTACAATGCTAGGTGATTATTTTGTAAGTGATCAAATGATTACTAATGCTAGACAGGCCGTGGCATCTGGTCAAGAGTTTAGTGATCGTATGATTGCAAATGCCGCATCCAATACAGAAGCGCAGCTTGCCGAGTTGGCTGCCCGAAGATCCGCATTGGATGCATCGATTGCCGAACGACAAGCTGCGCTAAATGTTATTGCACCATCAGTTAATAATAGTACTCAATCACAGACGAGTATATCTCTTAATGCAGGAAATAACGAGATAGCCGACCCATACGCATCAAGCTATATGGGTCGATTAATCCCTGGTGCTTTTTAGTCAGCGTTAGCTAACCGAGCAAAGTAGCTCATAGTATCTTCCTCAGTATCTTCCGATACCTGCTCAGCAGTTACTGGTTCTTGCGGAATGTGAGGATTCACAGCCGCTGCTGGTTCAGTAGGTGGTGTTACCGTATCTAGTGATACAGCCGCCGCAACTGTTTGAGGAGCAGACATTCCAAGAATTCGATTTAACTTCTCTTTTAGTTCGTCATAAGTTTTATACTTACTTGGATCTGTCCATTCAGAAAGATCGTGCATCTGATTGTAGATGGCCTCTAGAGCCTCATCACCTTCAGCTACTGCACTTTTGTTTGCAAACTCAGACTTATCATAGTTACGATATCCTTCAACCTGACGAATCTTCAGTTTAAAGTTAGCACCTTCCCACATGTCGAACGGATTTACCGGTTCTTCATCTTG